TTTGTCAGCATCGGTAATGATGCCGTCATCGTCTCTTCATCCCCGCAAATTACCTGCAAAACACAGGATGCATCGGATTTAAAAATGGACGATGAGGTGATCATCAAAAACAAAGCTTATCTGGTACGTGAAATTCAACCCGATTCAACAGGACTAACGGTATTTTATTGTTATGAGTCATCAACGATTAGAAATTCGTAAGCATGTCACCACACTGCTACGCGATAATATTCAAAACGCACAGGTATTCAGTTCACGGCTACGGGCGCTCAATAATGAAAACCTCCCGGCTATTTTGATTTATACGCGAACCGAGTCGACGGAGAAATTCGCAGAAGCCCCACGTGAACTGGATCGTAATCTTGAGCTACTGGTAGAAATTAAAGTCGACGGTCTTTATGACTGCGATGATATTGTCGACCAGTTTGCCAATCGTGTTGAAGACCTGATTCACCAGGATGATAGTTTCGGCGCATTGGTCAACGATGTTCTTCTTTCAAATACCGACATCGAGTTTTTTAATGAAGGGGCCAAACCGTTTTGTGTGGCTCGGCTCACCTTCGATGTTCAGTACTTTACCTTTACCAACCTCTATCGTGAACCGAATGACTTTGATGGTGCGGAGTATGATCTGGATTTAAATAACGATCAAAGCGCTGAAATTAAAACCCACATTCAATTCAAATCGAATTAGTTTTTAATATGTTTTACCGGTTTAATTTTTATATTTAATTTTCTCATTCGTATTTCCCATTTAGATTTTCTGGAGAACCCCATGTTTGTTAAAACCCCGCAAGGGAAACGCTGCCCGTTTCCTGATGGTCAAGTTGTGACTGAAAAACCACTGGAGGTAGCCGATAGTTTATTTCTGCGACGGCGTTTAAACGACGGCAGTGTGATGCTGACAACCAAAACACAATCGTTAGAAGAGCCTCTCAATGTTGGAAAAGTGGTCACTGAAAAAAACAATAAGCAATCCAAAGCCGGAGAATAGTAAATGGCCATTAGTTTTGAATTAATTCCTAACAACTTACGGGTGCCTGGACTTTACGGTGAATTTAATAATAGCTTTGCGATAACGGGTTTAGTGAAGCAGTCTTATAAAATATTGCTCATAGGTCAAAGTGCAGGGCAAGGGCTTGAATCCGGTAGCGTTGAACCCTTAACCCCGGTGCAGGTGAGCAGTGCCGATCAGGCCGCTGAGTTTTTTGGCCGCAACTCAATGATCACCGCCATGGTGAAAGCCTTTCGGGATAATGATCCGCTGAGTGAATTGGTGGTGATTGCACTTGATGATAATGGGGGTGACGATGAAGTTGAAATACCCGGCGGCATTGCAGCAACGGGCGAGATAAATATATCGGGTAATGCTACACAGGCCGGAATAATTTATCTTTATATTGCAGGCGTTCGACTGCTTGTTGTGGTGAGCGTTGCCATGACATCCCCGCAAGTCGCCGCTGTAATAACGGATGTGATTAACCGAAATGCTGTACCGGTGCGCGCATTCAGTGCAGGCAGTACGGTTGAATTAACCTCGGTACATAGTGGGGAGGCGGCAAACGGCATAGACGTGCGCGTGAATTACCATACCGGTGAGCAAATTCCAGCCGGCTTAACGATAAACATTAATCCTCTTTTGGGTGGTGCGGGGAACCCTGATATTGCAGATGTGTTTAGTGCGATAGGGGACACATGGTACAACCTGATTATTAATCCCTTCACCGATGCAGCAAACTTATCTGTAATCGAGCAGGAACTGGCGTCACGCTTTGAACCCATACGAGCCATTGATGGAGTGGCCATCAGTGCGGTTGCGGGTAACTTCTCTGAGCTATCAACCATAGGCGATAGTCGCAACTCCCCCCACGTTTGTTTGTTTGAGTCCCATTCCTATCCCAAAGCGCATTATGTGCGGGCCGCGATGATTGCCGGCATTATTTCACGCGCCGCACAAAACGATCCGGCCCGACCGTTTCAAACGCTGGTACTAAAAGGCGATATGCCGCCTGCAGAAACGGATCGTTTAACCTTTCAGGAGCGCAACCTTTTATTGTTTGATGGCATTGCCACCAGTGTCACCGATGCAGGCAATACAGTACGACTTGAGCGTGCGATTACCACCTATAAGACCAATGCATTCGGATCGCCCGATCCGAGTTATCTCGATGTTAATACCCTGCTGACATTATCGTATATGCGTTTTTCCATGCGTGCACGAATTTCACAGAAGTATCCCCGTCATAAACTGGCAAAAGACGGCACCCGGTTTGGGCCGGGGCAGGCGATTGTTACGCCTAAAATCATGCGCGCTGAATTGATTGCCCTGTTTGGTGATTGGGAGCGCATCGGACTGGTGGAAGACCTTGATCAATTCAAGCGGGATTTAATCGTTGAAATAAATCAGAACGATCCCAATCGACTGGATTTTATTTTGCCACCGAATTTAGTTAACCAGTTACGCATACTGGCCGTGCGCATCGATTTTAGATTGTAATTTTTTAATCAGATTCAACAATACAATTTTTTATTTAACTCATCAATTTATTAAAAACTAGCAATGAGGTGAACTATGTCCAATCGTCTCGCGGGAATCCTGTTCCTGAAAATCGACGGTGAAATGTATCAGGTTAAAGGTGGGTTTACCTATAACTTAGGCATCCCCACACGAGAATTTATTCCCGGTTCCGAAGGGTTTAAAGAAACTGAGCAAGCCGCGTTCATTGAAGGGGAGATTACCGACCACCCAGAGCTAGATTTAAAACGACTGGTCACACTCGATGGTGTTACCGCCACCCTGGAGTTAGCCAATGGCAAAGTGTTCCTGTTAAGAAATGCCTGGTATGCGGGGGACGGAAATGTCTCCAGTGAAGAGGCCAACATAACCGTTAAATTTGAAGCCGCTAATGGTGAGGAAATTCGATAATGGCAAAAGATAAAATTAAGACCATCCCCTTAAGTGAACCGGTTGAGCATGGCACAGAAACGATTACCACTCTGGAGATAAAACAACCCAGAGCAAAACATTTACGCAATATGTCGCTAGAACCCAATACAGGGGATCTGCTGGATTTAGCCGCAAAACTCGCAGGACAACCGCCATCGGTGATTGATGAGTTGGGTATGAGCGATATGACAAACGTGCTAACGGTGGTTGGGGATTTTATAGATGCTGGCCAAGGGACTGGCGACAAGCATTAGGGCTGTTTGCTTATCACTTTCATATTCAGCCACCCAATTGTTGGGACATGGATGTTGATGATGTTCAATTCTGGATGGAACGTCTAAGCGAGATATCTAAACAACATCAATAAGCCTAAATACAAGCATAAATAAAGCGAAGGCAATGTATGTGTATTAGTTTAAGTACAATCTTACATATTTCAAAATTGATTTAGCGGTCTCTAAAACAGCCATAAGCAGACACATTAGAACGCGATGATATAAGGCTGCTTACACCACAAAGCAGAAATCGGAGAAATGGTAGTGAAAGGGTGAAAATGCCACCCAAAACAGACATTTAATTTAAGAACATTTACCTTGTATAATTCGGCAGTGTTAGTATGCTATTCCCTGCTGTAATCGTTGTACCTACTTAATTGCAACGCAATTGGTTGCCAATCATGGACATTTGGAATAACCACAGTGAATCTAATACCAGAGTATTCATTCTAATATTTCTGCTGTGCTTTTTCCTACTGACATTATCCACATCTATCCGAGTTCAAGTTATTGATGTCGGTCAAGATGATGGAATAGTCATTCATACTTTAGTTAAGCATCATTGATTATATGTATTTTATAGCGATTGTATTCTTATCAAACATGGAGAATTAGCATATGAATAAAGCCTTAATAATACTGATATTTTCAACCTTTTCCATTGGATGCACAACATTGCAAGAAAATGAGAGTGAAAGTAGAACAGTAACGCTGCATGCATCAATCGATGGGCATATCACTTTTACAGTAAACGAGGGAGCCAATTTAGATGGGGGAGTTTCATTAGCACAGAAGAGTTTTGATGAGCTTCGTCGTAATAATAATATGTCAATGATCTATGTGGGCCACACAAATGAATATTCTGATAACAATGTTGTGGCAAAAATACATTCAGATATTCTTAGTTTGCAATATCAACAAGAGCTAACAAAGCTTTCTATAGCGGAGTATTCCTTAAGCAATCTCGAAGACCTTTATAAAGAAGAAAAGGCTATCGACGATTATGATCATGGCATGCAAGAATTACAAAGCCAATATAGAACTATTCAGGTTGAAGGTGAAGCTGACAGATACCTTAAAGCTGGAATATTACATGTTCCTGTAAGAGAAGAGCTAAGGGTAAAAGGAAAGGAGGTAGAGTCAAGAAAGGTATCTAGTGACAGAGTAAAAAGAAGTGTAAAAAACAAACTTATCAGGCCTAATAAACTCAAGATTGCTATGGATTCACTATCATCTGCTCAAAAATCAGTCGGCATCATTGAGGCTAGTCTTGCTCTTGGATCAATAACATGCCCCACTAGATGCACAATTAAGGATTTGCATGTAGTAAATGGGCAATATGTTACAAAGGGAGATGCAATTGCTGATGTCAAATTATATTGGTAAATACACCACTAATGCCTTCCTGCTATTTATACATTTAACTACTTTTAGTGTCTCTTTTGCTTCACAGGACTCAAACATAGCGTTTGAAATGCAAAACTCTGACGGTGGTGGTGATAGTGATAGTGATAGTGATAGTGATGGTGATGGTGATGGTGATGGTGATGGTGATGCTGGCCCCATTGGAGATCCAGCTGACAGACGCGAATCAGGAGGCAACTCAAAACCGAAAGACACATATACATTTGACGTTGATTTTATATCAATGTCAGATAATTATGACACTGGTGAATCATTACTGGAATATGATTATGCCATACGAAGCAGCACTGGCGTAAACATCAATCTAGATGAATCAGGTGGTTTTAGCCTGGAGATTTCCGGGTCATTTTCAAAGCTACCAAACAGTTTCAGTGATATAAAATATGGTACCGGCCTGTCGTTTACTGCGGGTCTCGATGGATCATTAAGTGTTGGAATGGGCGCAGGCGTACCATTGATAGCAGGAATCTCGTCTGAAGTTGTGATTTCTCCAGTAAACAAGCGAGGTAATATTAAAACCACACTGAGGTTAATAGGTGTCAGCGGTTCAATGGAATTAAATACAACTGAAGTCATTAATAATATCGATAGTAATATTGATGACTCTGCGCATGAAATAAAAACATATTTAGAATACGGAATCAAAAATAATTTAAGTCCATTATCATATTAATTTTAATGATTCTTCACATACAAAGGAATATATTGCAAAGCACCGATACGGCGATCACCGGATTGAATGTTGACGTTAACGAAGTTGCGTTTGTTATCTAAATAGTTAAATGAATATCTGTTTCTGGCCGAAAATGCTCTGTCAGCACTGTTATCCAAAGGTCTGTTATCCTGATGTTAGCGTCCATACATGAAGATAAGGCCGTCTACCTGGACTGAAAAACAATGTGGTCGCAGTACACCACTTAGCAGACTCACAGCGGTTCATAAGGAATCATCTCTGAAAGCAGACGTTGGCTCGTTCATAAACAGCGCTCTAAATTACCTATTTTGTCAGTGCCATGTTTATCTGGGGTGTATATCAG